ATATGGGAAGATACTGCAAAATATAAAGTTGGCATTGTTTCTAATCAAGAGGCATCTTTCTTAGGAGGTGACGTTATATATACTAAAACTCGCACATATTCCGGAATGTGTATGGCGCCGTTAGTTTCAGATTCATCTGTCGTACAAGTAATTGGATTTCACTTAGGAGGTGAACCCAACAAGAGATACGGATGTTTTGGGACTCTATCGCGTTCAGTAGCCATTGAGGCGATGGAACAATTGAATTCCATGAGCGGAATTCTTATTGGAGCATCAGAAGGTGATTTTCGTACCAAGTTATATGATGTACAATTTTTTCAAGGTGAAGCCATTCACCCTAAATGTCCATCGAATTTCCAGGAACCGGGACATGTTCTTCGCACATATGGTTCTGTTGTAGGTAGATCCACATATTTTTCTGAGGTCGTCACCACTCCTATAAGTGATACAGTGGAAAAAGTGTGTGGCATTCCCAATATTTGGGACAAACCCAAATTCAGTACCAAGAGTTGGCACAAGGCGATGAGTGGATATGCCACACCTAGTATTGGCCCATATCCCAGTGAAATACCCTGGGCAGTTAATGATTACCTTATACCTATTATTGGAATTATTCGCAACAGCAAAATGTGGCAACAATTAAGACCTTTATCTAAAGAACATACTCTGTGTGGACAGGATGGCATTCGTTTCATAGATAAGATGCCTAGGAACAAATCTGTAGGATTTCCGGAAGGTGGGCTCATGATCAAGCATATGACACCTAGCGAAATAGAGTATATAGACATTAGTGATCCATATGATTTAGACGAAAAATATTGGGAAGAGGTGAAACACATGGAAGAATGTGCACTCAGGGGTGAGCGCTCTTACCCAATTTTTAAAGCATCTTTGAAAGATGAACCAACTAAGATAACCAAGGACAAAGTTAGAGTATTTACCGGTGCATCTATGGCACAAAAATTACTCATACGGAAATATTTCCTACCACTCACACGCATTATTTGCCATAATAGCCTTGTTTCTGAGTGTGCTGTTGGTATTAATGCAGGGTCTCCCGAATGGGACCAGATGCACAAGCACATTACGCAACATGGCACTGACCGATGTGTGGCCGGAGATTTTTCCGCATATGATCAACGTATGTCTGCTAGTATTACTATCGCGTCATTTGATATTCTTATTCAGATGGCGCGAGAATGTGGTTATTCTAAGAGAGATCTTATTATCATGCAATTTATTGTATCGGATATTATTTGTCCAATGGTGGCATACAATGGCACACTTGTAACATTTTTAGCTGGTAACCCATCGGGCCAGAATTTAACTGTGTTTATTAATTCATTGGCCAATTCTTTATTATATAGATTGGCGTACAGAACTGCATCCAGAATATCGAATCCACCACCGTTTAGACATTATGTTGCAGCAATGTTTTATGGTGATGATTCTGTAGGTTGCGTATCAAAAGATTGTACATTTTTCAATAATATAGAAATGAGCAAGAAGATGGACGAGATAGGGATGATTTTTACACCACCTGATAAAAGTTCTGAACATACTGCTTTTATGACGGGCGAGGTGGAATTCCTTAAGCGTACTAGTGTATATATACCCGAACTTAAACATTATGTGGGCAAACTCGATGAAATGTCCATATATAAAAGTCTCCATTCCGTACTTAAGAGCAAAGAATGTAATATATTAG